CTGTTACACGCTTTAACACGCCGTCAATTGTCACTGTTCTAAGATCTGATAGTGTAAAGTCATTTAAATAATAGCCTAGTCTGGTTGACTTACCAGTAGTACTATTTGAGATGGTAAAATTAGTACCAGCTCCTGTGATTATCACCTGGCTAAACGTTGGATAGTTGCCTGTATTGTTTATGATTAGCGTATTGTTACCAGCTCCACCCAAATAGTTTGGTAAAGTAAACGGTATAAACAAACCTGACTGAGTGAAGTTTAATGATCCTGTAACAGCTGTTTGAGAATATAAAAAGGGATCTGGACACGTTATCTCAAGGTCAAAATTACCGTGACTTGTGCGGTGTAAAGGTAAGCTAATTTTAGCTACACCTGAAAAGTTGAAAGTCCTTGATACAGTCTCAAAAGTTTCCAGGGTGAAGTTAGTCAAGCCGTCCTTTGTATATAACTGTGCTTGTAATGCACTCCTTAAAGTCATGTAGTCATCAAGTGTGCCTTCACTGATTGAACACTTAAGTTTTATCTTTCTATTCTTTAATCTATTTGACTGCAAAGCACTCATTTCAGCATAAGGCAAGTCAATATAGCTAGTTGTTTGATCTGGTAAATCCAAACCCTCAGCGTTTGGCAATATCCCGATCCTGACTGATCGATTGTTTAGTGTGATTAGATTATTGATGGTCAAGATCATATTATGCGGCGTTGTATTGTTGTGCTAGGATTTGTGAGACTTCCTGAGCTATGTCTTGAGCGTTGCCTCCTTGAATTACAAAAGTATTACTGATAGTTACTAAACGCTGTTCAATTGGTTTACTATCTGAGTCAAGCTTATCTTTTCTTAATTGGATTTGCCTTGCTATTTCTAATTGTTGTAAATCAAGTTGTCTTTGTCTTTCTTCTATTTGTTTTTGGGTTGCTTCATAAGTTGCTTTTTCTTCATCTGTAGCCTCTTTGCTAAGCTCTAATTTTGTTTGTGTGAGTTTTTCTTTTGCCTCTTCATACTGCAAACTTTCCTTTTGTTTTTGTAGTATATCAATGTCTACACTTGCTTGCTCTTTGATTATATCTAGTTGAGCTTTCAAAACCTTTAAATCTTTTTCATTTTGGGTCTCTTCTTTTGCCCCTTTGCCATCACCTCCACCACTTCCGCCCCCTGTCACTGCGTCAATAGACTTCTTTTGTTGTTCTAGTATTGACTTTTGGGCGTCTGCTTGATCTTTGGCTTTCTGTGCCTGTTCAGCTTGACTGAGTGCTGATTTAGCACCGTCTATTATACCAATAGCTCCTTCCATTATGTTTGGCATTTCGACACCTCCTGTTTGGACCTGACCAAGACTAGATCCGAGACTAGCACCACCTTTTTTGATTATGTCTGAGATGTTGCTTTTTAGGGCGTTGCTACCTTCTGAAATACCTTTAATCCCATCTTTCCAGCTTGTAGATGTGTCTGAGATTGTTTTTCCGCCTGCTCTTATAGAGTCAGCTGTAGCTTGCATTTTAGCTCTAAAATCCTCACCTTTCTTTTTTGCTTCGTCACCCATTCCAGCAAACATGTTGGCAATTTCCTGATTCCAGTTTTTGGACTCAGTTTTAACGACTCCTGAATCCATCCCTTGAAACACTATTTTTTGTATTTCAGTAATCTTAGCTTCTTTGCCAAACACTCCCAAAATTGCCTTTGCCCCCTCTGAGCTTAGGACTTCGTTTATTTTTTGGATTACTTTGTTTACTGCATCACCTACATAGTTGACCATGTCAGTAAATTTCTGACCGACTCCATTAGCTATAGATGTCATTATATCTGATACAGCCCCTTTAATTCGCTCCCAAGAATCACTAAAGATCATGTAAATAACCGCCGCCCATTTTACTAATCTTTGAGCGATTGCGGTCAAGTTGCCATTGAAAATATCAGACAACATGTACCAAAACTCAGCGGTTACCATTTGCCAGTTATAGTAAGTATTGCCCACCATTTCAAGCATATTAGCCAGGCCATTAGCAGCATTAGAAGTTATGCTACTAAAGCCTCCTAAATAGATTTGACTAAGAGTATCAACAAAAGTGATTGTATTACCTATTAAAAAGTCATAAACAGATCCAAAAATAAAAACTATAAACTCAGCAAACATGCCCATGTTTCTACTAATAAAAGTTAATACCTCTTGTGTAATATCTCTAATACCGTAAAAGTTAGACTGCCAAGCATAAAACAATAAACCAATAACAGCTCCAAGGGCTACAAACGGTGCCATTGCTACTATTGCAGCGGCTGCCATACTAAACAAAGCTCCAACTACTAAAGTGCCAATTACACCAGCCAAACCAATAAAAATAGATTGCAAGATTAAAGGATTTTGAATCAGAAAGTCAAAGACTGGTTGCAAGTAGACTAAAAGATTATTAAACGATTCAGTAATTGAATTAACGGCTTGATCTGTGTTTATATTGTTTACGAACTGTAAAAAGGCGTCACTTACCATTCCCATTACTGGTAAAAAGCGAGTTCCTAGCTCTACTTGTAGCTCTTGGAATCGTGCTTGAATAGCAAGCATATTGTCGCCAAATGTGCCTTGAAGTCGCTCACTAGATCCCATTGTAAGGTTAGTAAGTTCGATCATTCCAGCATATCGAGCTTGCATTTTTTGAGCTTCGTCTAGCTTTCCAACTGTCAACCCTAAAAGCTGCCCTTTTTGTTGTAATATTGCTAAACCTTTTTTATCTATATCGTTAAAATTCTCTTGAATACCACTCATATTACCAAGAGCAGAGTTTCCAGTAGTGTAAGCAAAGGCAAGGTTTTTGACTGCTGTAGCTAGATCAATACTGCTTGACTTACCTGTTACCGCCTCGTTTGTGAAGCGTTTAAGCATATCTGCTGACTGCTCTAAAGTAAGCCCTGATCTGATTAAGTATTGTAATGACTCGCTAGCAGTGGTTGACCCTATTCTAAGATCTTTACCCAGCACGGTTGCCAACTCTTTGGCTTTCTCTGTGTTGACTCCAAACTTACCAGCCACAATACCCAGCACCACCATTGATGTTTGGTATTGTGAAGCGGCTTTGACTGTTTGTGTGGCAAATGCTCCAAGTGCGACCGTTAAACCAACGACCCCAACTAATACACCTGTTTTAATTACATTAGCAGTGGCCTGAAACCCTTTATTCATTTGATTTAAGCCACTACTAGCCAGACTCTGAGCTTTACCTTTTACCTGATCCATGGTAGATCCAAGCCCCTTCATTACTACGGAAGCATTATCTTTGGCATTGATTAGGATTTGTAGCATTGAGTCTGACATAGTAGGTTATTTTGACATTTGTTCTTTACGATTTCGACCCTCTTCCTCAGCTTGTCTGTACCACTCTAGTTTTTTCATTATGTAGTAAGATTGATCTAGGTAATCGTTGTAATCTCTAAAGCTTAATTTTTCCCAAAACTGATTAAACTTGATGTATTCAGGGGGTACTTTGTTAGTGCTACCATAGTGGTATTCGCTTATCTGTTCGTACTCTTCTTCTTTGTAGAACTGCCTTGACTCAATCGCTCCAATCGCTCTAAAAAACCTGACTCAGTCACTAACTCCACAAGTTCAAACATTTGTTCGACTGGGATGTCGTCTATCTGGATATCCAAAGCAAATAATACTCTAACCATGTCTGTAATGACTTTGTTTCGTTTTCCAGCATACTCTTTAGTCATTTGGATTTCTGAGATGTCTTCACCGTTTTCATCTTTCCATGATCTAAGTACCATACCACTTGTAAGGTCTGAACTGTAGTCAAGCATTTGTGACCATTTAACACGTGTAAGGTCAATGGTGTAATCCTTGCCTGAAACATTGACTGGTTTGTTTATATTGATTACAGATACTTTTAATTCTTCTAGTGTTTGTGACATATTTATAGATTTTTAGGGTTTATTGAAGTGTTCCAATAGCATTGATTAAAGTTGCTGTGATTAGGTGGGCTTGTTGTATTTCAACTTCTAAATCATAAGTGATATACTCATCTCTTGGAGTTGCTACAACTCTCTTGATTAATCCGATACCTGTGTTGATTGTGAGACGTGGTTTAAGTGCGGATGTTCCAATTACCGCAAGTTGGCTTGCTAGACCATCAATCTTGAAAGCTAGTTTTGTACCTGCTTCAAATTGGCTCACTAGACCATTTGTAGAATCAAGATTGATTGTACATTTAAACATTGCTGTTCGACCGTTGGCTGGTACGTCGTCACGGTATTGGTTGCCCAAATACTGCTCTTCTCCTCCAATTCCATTGTTAAATTCAAATTCTAGGTTTTTGACCTTTGCTAGTGTTGTAGCGCTTGATAGGCCTGCTTGTGAGGTGGCATATCCAAGGGTAAAGTTGAATGGCAAGATGTATTTACTAGGTTTAGCGATTGTAGGGGTTGCTGATGTTCCAGCCTCTTCTTTGACACCTTTAACATCGACTGAGTAGGTAGAATCGTTGTCGCCTGTAGTAATAACAAGCTTATCCATACTAACTCCTGTAATAGCTCTCCACCCATCGTCTCCACGGTTTAGATTGATTGTATGAGTTGGTAGTAGGTTGCTGTTAAGAACTGAAATAGCCCATGTTGTAGCACCAAGTGCAGTTGTAGGGGTTGCAGTTCCAAAAGCACCAGCCAAAGCCCATAGACAATAGTCAGTGTCTAGTTTACCTTTTATTGTACCGTCTGTTGTAAGGCTTGTAATTTCTTCACCTAGAAGTGCTGAAACAGATCCATCAGCTGATTCATCCTTAAATGTTCCTGAGATAGTTTGCTTTACATCAAAATCTTCCCATGGTAGGCCATTAGTAAACCCTGTAGTTTCTTTGACACCTCTTGATGATTCTCGCTTGATAGCGACTGACATATTTCGTCCTTTTGTATATGGCATAGTTTAGTTTTCTTGATTGGTTAGTTGTAAAATGGGTTCTTTTGGCTCAGTTTGAGCCTTTTGATACTCTTCAAGCTGTTTTAAAGCTTCCACCTGAGTAGTTGCCATAAACACCTTTAAAGAGCCGTCAGGGGCGTTTATACCCTGAAATTGAAAGGGTTGTAAGTCCTGTTCAATAGATGGTGTGATTAGTTTGGACATAGATTATATTTAGATTGATTCAGTATCTTCAACTTCGATTGTGATCTCACGAATAACCGTGTTTGATTCAAAAGCGACTTCTGAGCCGTTAAATGGTTGACTAGTTGAGATTAGTTTGATATCTTGCCAGCCATTATTTCGACTAGCTTTTATTTTTATTAAGTCTTCTGTTTTGTTTAATAATTCTCTAAGTTGTGATTCAGCTACTCTTACATCTGTTTGATTTGGCTCAAATTCAGCTACTAAGCTTAGTTTGTACCTTCTCAAAACTTTGTAAGTTTGAAAGTCAATATCTTGATAATTTACTGAGTCATCAGAAATGAATAAATAAGGATATGAGCTAGGTTTAGACGTGTACTGAGTATAGATAGGGACGGCTTGCACTGGGCTTGTGAGTGCCAAGGTTGTGAGTAATCCTGCTACACTTGTAATCTGGTCTTCTGTTGTCATAGTTTGCTTATTTCCTTTTGTAAGATCTCAGGTATTTGCTTTTTAGTTGCTTCGACTGCTGGCATCCAAAAAGGTCTAGCTCTCATACCTTTATACAATATTGGTCTATCTATTTGACCGCCAAATGTCGTCCAGTATGGTTTCCGACCAGCATAAATACCAGTTCCACGCTCTAAGTATTGACCATATTTGACCCCCATATAAACCCTTGACTGTAAGTCATCTAGTTTTGCTACAGTGATTGACTGTTGAGCTTTACCAGATCGACTAAAAGGAGCTGAGGGTTTTGGGCTTGCATAAACAGACTTTTGGAGGTTCTTTTTAGCGGTTGTTTCCATGACATTAGCAACCCTAAAAACAGCTTTAGAAATTGCACCCCTTGCACCTACTTTCAACCTCTTTGAGGCCTCAATAAATCCAGTTGTAGACAGTTCTAATTGCATGATTTAGATTGCTTTTATTTCGGATTCCCAAAAAGATACAAAGCCGGGATTTTTACGCTCGACTGGGTCTTTGAAAGTGTACTCAGTGCCGTCGATTGTAAGCTGTGCTTTTTTATCTGGTTTAGTTGCCAAATAGGTTGACGAGATCTGAACTTTTCGGATAATTCCAACAAATTTATTTTCCACCATCTCATTTTTTTCAAACAATACTATATTAGAAATTTCTACCCCTATATCTAATACCCCGTTCGTTCTAGTCTGGTATAATCCAGTTACTAGGTAAGGCTTAGCTGTTGGTAAATCAAAACATTCAATCATTGTAAATATTTGTTTAGTATTGATAAAAACGGCTTATATTCAGTAATTGAACTGACAAATTCTTGAGAATTATCGGAGAAACTTATATCTGAATCGCCTGTTTTAGATCTTAAAACAGTTTGATAACCTAGCGATTGATAGGATAGTTGGCTGTTAATGTAACGAACTATAACCCCCTTTAAATCAGATGGTACAATGTACATAAAGCCCCATGATCCAATCAATTCAAGATATTCAGGATCTTTTAAATCCCTTCTTTGTCTAGGTACTAGCTCAAGTCGTGTATAGATTCCAGATACATAATCATGCTCTATAATTCTATAATCTACATTAACTACAAGCACGGTCTCACTGGTTGAGTTGAATTGCTTTATTTTAACGCTCGATAAAGAGGCAAAAGGCAATAAATCCCAAATAGATTGACCGTAAATGTCGCAATGGATTTGCCTTGTTTCTGTGGTAAATCCTGTAAATGTAAAACCTAGGTTAGACAATTCAGACTCAATCTGTGCTAATAGATCATCAACCAACTCGGAATTGTAACCGCTTGGAAGTCGTGAAGCTATATCAGTTTGAGTCAGGAATGCCATAGATTTAAGCTCTTACAATTGCTAGTCTAGCATAGTCAAGGCTTGCACCTGTGGCTGTACCAGTGATGGTTGCTAATAGTGACACAGTTGAGTTGACTGCACATGATACAGTTGCGGTCAATACTTCGCCTGTAGTTGTTGAGGTTGCAGAGCTTGCCATTACAATACCATCAACTAAAATATCAAATTTACCGTTGGTTGAAGATCCTTTTACATAGGTTGCATGTGCTGTGATCTTTTTAAATCCTTGGGTTGTGATAGTTGAAGTTGTGTCGGTTGTAACTAGCTTGTTTTCAGCTGCTGCGTTAGTGTCAATCAATCCTAGTTGATAGAACTGATTGCTTGGTGTTTGGGTAAAATTTCGTACTGCCATAATAAGTGTTTTTTATAATTTAATGGGGGAGATTATCCCCCTGTAATGTTTAAGCTAGAGTTAGTAATCTAAATGCGTTGCGTGCAGCGTTACCGTTTGTTCCAGCTCCACCACCTGCGGTGTTTTTGTGAGCGTAAACCATTCCGCCATCAGCATAGGTTCTAAATACTACTGTGACGTTACCAGTCTTTACATTAGCCATTCCGTTATCACTAATCATTCTAAGACTGCCTTTTTGAGCCATGTAGTAGTTGCTTAGATCAGCGAATACAACCTGGTTAGCACTTAGACCAGAACCAGCGAAGATAACTGGGAAACCTCCAATTGATCGAGTACCTGGATTAGTATCAATTACACCAGCTCTCTTGTAGTTAGTGTCGAGATCTTGAATCAAAGCGATCTTGTTGTAGAAGTCAGATCTATTCATAATATAAACAAATCTTGACTCTTCGCCTTGTGTGATGTTGTTTGGTAAGTTACCAACTGCCTTTAGACAGTAGTCAAGATTGTCTGTAGCTGCTCCATAAGCAAAAGCTAAAGCACCTTCTTGATCGTCTTCTGTAGATCCAGCACTGTTTATAATACCTTTAAATTGGTTGCTTGCATTAGTACCAGCTAAGATCTGTTGACCAAGTCTAGTTTCAACACGTCTGATACCTCTTGCCATGAACTGACCCAAAAGTGTTGGTTGCATTGTAGCAAGTGAGTATTCAGTGAATGAAGTTGAAGCTTGGATTTTGTTTTTAGGTGTGATTGTATCACCATTTCTAGGTGTGTCATCTGCCTCTGTTCCAGCGTCGTCCTCATCTAATGATTCAGCACTGCTCTCAGCTCCAAACTCATTAAGATCAAATGATTGGTTGCCGTCGTTTAATCCTGTAGGGATGCGAGATACACGGCTTAAAATTGGACTGTTATCGATTAAAAGACCATCAACGATAGGTAAAATAGTAGTCTCAAAAAGGTCACTAATATTAGTACCAGATACGCCACCTGTAATAGTGTAGTTTTTCATTGAAGCTTTATCTGCTTCTGATAGGACATCAAAATTTACTTTGTGACCGTATTCAGCTGCAAATGACTTTGAGAATTGATCTCTCCATACTGGGTTCAATGCTGCAGTATCAATCAATCCAGCTACAAGATTTTCATCTTTTACGCCGTTTTGGATTTGTTTCTGTGCGAATTCTTTAAGTGCGGTAAGATCACCGCTTATGATGTCATCTTTGACATTGTTTTCTTTAGCAAAATTAAGTAACATAAAATAAAATGGTTAAATTGGTTAATTGTTAAGTTTCTTATAAAAACTTGGTAATTCTTGAGATTTCACAACGTTCGGTACATCGCTTTCACGATTAGCTACTTGTTTTGAATCAGAGAATTGCTTGAGTAATTCCTCACGCTTTTCAGCTGTCTTGAGACTTGCTTGCACCTGTGCTAAGATCTCTTGATCTTCTAGCTCCTCAGGTGTTGGCTCTGGATCGGCTGGTGGAGGTGTTGTGTCATCTCCTGATTCATCACTAAAAGCCTTTACTTCTAGCTTCTTGGCTTTCATAAGTTCCAATAATTCGCCTGATACAGTGCCTTTTTCTACTAATTCAGTAATTGATTGCCACATACTTTTCTCGGTGGTCTTGTATTTATTCCCTTCGTCGTCAGTATATTCATGCTCTGCGACAGTAGCTGATTGACCTGATCTCACAATCTCGCCAAAACTTTTTAAGCTTGCCTCTGTCTGAGCTTTAAACTCAGCTTTGAGGTCTCCTTTTTGAGCGTCTAATAACGCTTGGATTTCTTCTTTGTTCATATCGTTTTGAATATTAAAAATTGATAAATGGTTAAATTCTTTTATTTCACCGACTCTAGCGTTTCCAGACCCTGCAACTATACCAAGTAATAAGGCACAGCCTACCCAGTCAATAGATGTGTAATACTCGCCAAATTCATTACAAATACAGTTTTCTTCATCTACCATTAGTTCAATGCTGGGTGCTGTGATCTCGTTTTTTCTGGCTACAACGACAGGATCGGTAGTCTTAAAGGTTGCAAAGATCTCTAGCTCACCAGTTGAGTAATCGGCACGAAGCTTAGTGAATTTGTTTTGATTGCCTAGGTATTTACCACCTGATAGGTTTAAATCGTGGTTAAAATCAAACAAGATTGAATCAAGTTTGTTTTGCCACTTCATTAAGTCTGAGACTTGGAAATATGTTTTATTACGGTTAAATACAGTACTGAAAATCATCATTTCCACTTCAAAACCACCATTGACCTCCATAAATTGGAGGGGTTGTGAAGCAAAAACTGCTTGAGGAAGTGAGAAGTGTAAGAGTCGTTTCATTGCCTTTACATGATACCCACGGCTTGATAATTAGTCATTTTTCCGCTGTTATATGGGTATGAATGAAGGTGATTTAGATGATAAAAAAACCACTATTGAAAGTGGTATTATTACTATTAGTGATGACGGTACCGTGACTGGCTTACCTTTTGGGATTAGTATTGATCTTCCTCGATCCTAAAACTCATAGTAGTCTTTTTATGTTTAGTGGTTATAAACTCTTTAAATTGAGTCAAAAACATATATAGATAATCAAGCCATATTTCGTGTTGGAAATCAGATCCAAAATTCATATCGATTGTAATTTTGACTTTAGACATACTTGATTAATCAGTTGGGTAAAACAAAGCGGTACACTTACAACGTGAATGTGCGGACGGTGCTGATACTCCTGAGCTAAACACTTTATCAATATCGATCTTGCCTTGCCTTTCATTACCCATACAGAGTACACAAACGTCGTTAACGGCTGTTTGCCATTCCTTACTACCATCTGGGAACTCTATCAGATACAAAGCCTCACGTGTCTTTTCTACTGATTCAGTCACAGCAGTACTTGCTATAAGCTCAGCACGATTGAAAGCTAGATCTTGGATCTTATCACTAAGTATAATAGCAATCTCACTTACTCCACTACCTGCATTAGTCTTTATAATATTTTGAATTTGGCTTGTAGTCTCTACATCTACAGAGTCAAACAAATCTGGGTTACCTTTTAGAACTGCCTCTGTAAACTTATCAATATTGTCTAAAACAACTTGTGGGTATTCTCCATCAAAAAAGTTTAAAGTAAAATTAGTACGTTTATCTTTCTTGACTTCATCTAAAGCCATGCCAGCAAACCCTAAAAGATCCTTTTTGAGTGCTGGAAATGAATAAAAGGTTTCGATCTTAGGCAGCTTTACAATATAGTCATTTAGAGCCTCATTGTCGAGCTTTGCAAATGTTTTGATAAAAGACTCTACCTGTTTTGTAATAGCCTCAGTCCATCGATTTAAAAAGCCATTTTTTTTATCATCACCTAAATAAAGCTTTGACTCCAATGCTTTTTCCGTCGGTGTCTTCTGTGCGAACGCCACTTTAGTAAAAAGCCCATTTTCTACCTTTTTTGGGGGTTCTTTTGGTTGTGACTTTACGTCAATGGCTTGTTGGTTTTGATCTTGGCTTGGATCTGTTTGTAGTTGTGATGGTGTAGCAAAATCCTTGAAAA